CCCGCCAATATGCCGATGTATGAAACGGTAAAGGAGCTGCAAGACCGGCTCACGGAAATTGCGAAGGAGGTGTTTTCATGATTGATGTGGAGAGTCAAATCTACACGCCGATTGCGGAAGCCCTGAGAGCACAGTTTCCCGGTATCTTGGTCAGCGGCGAGTATGTCAATGCCCCTACCCGTTTTCCTTATGTGAGTTTGGTGGAGCAGGACAACTACACCACGGAAGCTCACATGGACAGCGGCGATACGGAGAGGTTCGCCACGCTGATGTACGAGGTGAATGTCTACTCCGACAAGGCAGGCGGTAAGAAATCCGTTTGCCGAAAAATCATGAGGTTTGTGGACGATCTCATGTACGCCAAGAATTTCCGGCGTACTTCTCTGTCCCCGGTTCCCAATTTGGAGAACGCAACAATCTACCGTCTGGTTGCCCGATACAAGGCTGAAACGGACGGAACCACTCTTTATAGGAGGTAAATGAAATGGCTATTTCCACCTACAAGGTTTTTCTGATGAAGAAGGCCGACAACGGTGAACAGTGGAGCAAGCTGATCGACATTAAGGAGTTTCCTGACCTCGGCGGCGAACCCGAAATGCTGGAAACCACCACCCTGAGCGACAATATGCAGACCTACATCGCCGGTATCCAGTCCCTCGATGGTCTATCCTTCACCGCCAACTACACGCTGGCTGATTTCCAGACCCTCAAGGCTTTGGAAGGCAAGAAGGCCAGCTATGCGGTCTGGTTTGGCGGCACCGAGAGCGATGGCACTGTTACTCCCGATGGCTCTAACGGTAAGTTCTCCTTTGACGGTGAGCTGTCCGTGTATCCCGTGGGCGGCGGCGTGAACGAAGTGGTGAACATGAACATCACCATCGCTCCTTCCACCCCCATCACTTTCTCCGCAACCTAAGACACCAACAATCGCCGTATTGATAAGTGTTTGCTGCCGTCCGGGGTCATGAGGTATGTGGCGTTACCACGGCTCCCCACATCAATGCCAACATAAAGCTTGTTCACGAATATCACCTCCCTCGGGATGGATTTTCAGGTCAACAGGCTTTGAGATACCCATGATACCCGGAGCATCCGCAACCTCGCGTATCAGAATCATTCCGGAGGAGACCAATGCGATAGCCCTCACTGCTAAAAGGGCGGCCTCACATCCGGCAAACAGCCAATGAGTATGCAGCTAACTTCCGGTTCAGGGGGACGGACTTATCTTGAAGCAACCTTTCGGTTCAACGAGGAGGATTAGAGCTTGACCCTGCCGACCTAACCGGCATTATATCACGGGCATCTCGAAGCCTGTTAACCAATCTGGAGTGCTTATGCAGGCACTTAAAATCTTTGCAAAACTTATTATACGAGGAGGATTTATCATGGCAAAGCAGTTGACGATCAATGACCCTACTACCGGCGTGACCTACACGCTGGAATACACCCGCAAGACCGTTGAAGCGATGGAGAAGAACGGCTTTGTTGCCGCCGATGTGGAGCGCAAGCCTATGACCCTGCTTCCGGCTCTGTTTGCCGGTGCGTTCCTCGCCCATCATCGGTTCGTGAAGCGTGATGTGATCGACAGCATTTACGCTCGTATGAACCACAAGGACGAGCTGATTGCCGCTCTGGTAGAGATGTATAACGACCCCCTGCTGAGTCTGCTGGACGAGCCTGAGCAGGAGGGCAACGAGGGAAACCTGAGCTGGAAGACCGGCTGGTAAGCGACCGATCTTCCAGAAGTGAGGGGGGCGGCGGCGACCATCGCCCCGCTCCCCTTCTCGCTTACACGCCAAAGTTTTATGAGGTTTTCCCGTACTATCTTTCCATCGGCATGACCTATGAACAGTTTTGGGAACAGGACTGCGAATTGGCGAAGTATTACCGAAAGGCGGCACAGATCAGGCAAGACCTGAGAAATCAAGACGCTTGGCTTCAAGGGGCTTATTTTTACGAAGCGCTTATTGACGCTGCCCCGGTTCTTCGTGCTTTCGCCAAGAAGGGAACCAAGCCCACGCCGTATCGGGAAAGCCCCTATGAGCTGTTCAGTCGGCAGGATAAGAAACAGCAGAAGCAGCTTCAAGAAAAACACGATGACCAAGCCAAGGCATACATGGAAGCCTTTATGGTGTCGGTCAATAAGAAATTTCAAGAGAAAGGTGGTGGCGTAAGTGGCTGACAATGTGGAAATTCAGGGATTGGAGTTTCAGATCGTCAATGACAGTACGCAGGCGGTCACAGGACTTCAAAACCTGATTAACACGCTCAATCGTTTGAAAACCGCTACCAACGGCGGCGCAACGGGTCTGAGCAAGACCGCTCAGGGTATTCGGGAGCTTTCCAATTCTCTGAAAGGCTTGAACAGCGGTGACGCTTCGCAGAAGATCACCCGGCTTACCAATGCGCTGACCGCTCTGAGTCAGGTTGGGAATGTGAAGATTTCTTCCTCCATCGCCAACCAGCTCACGGCAATCAACACCGCTCTCGCTGGCCTGAAATGGACGGACGGCGACAAGCTGACTTCCCTTGCCAACGGTTTACGCCCTCTCTCCGAGTTGGGTAAGGCCAATATGACCACCTTTATCAATCAGCTCTCCAAGCTGCCGAAGGTGATCGAGGATTTGGAAGCGGCGGACATTGACAAGTTCACACAGCAGATGACCGCTCTTGCCGCCGCCATGAAGCCTTTTGCCGATGAAATGCAGAAGGTGTCCAACGGTTTCTCGGCGTTCCCGTCCAAAATCCAAAAGCTGATTACCAGCACGGAGAAATACAACGCTTCTGCCCGTAAAGCAACCACCACGACCGGGAAGTTCACGAGTGGATTGAAAGCGTTGAATGTCGCCGCTGTTGCAATTACTTTCCGCAAAATCGGTCATTTCATCGCACAGGCGGTCACGGAGTCCAATAAGTACCAAGAAGACTTGAACCTGTTCACAGTTGCCTTGGGGCAGTATGCAGATGAAGCAAAAGAATATGCAGAATATGTATCTGACATTATGGGAATTGACCCGGCACAGTGGCTTCGCAATCAGGGTATTTTCAACACGCTGCTGACCGGCTTCGGTGACACGGCTGAACGAGCGCAGCTTATGAGCCAAAACCTGACGCAGTTGGGCTATGACCTTTCTTCGTATGCAAATATTCCTATCGAAGAAGCTATGTTGAAGTTACAGTCCGGTATTTCCGGCGAGTTGGAACCTCTGCGGCGCTTGGGCTACGATCTATCGCAAGCAAAGTTACAGCAAACAGCACTTAACCTTGGTATCAAGGAAAGCGTTGCCAACATGACGCAGGCAGAAAAGGCCGAGCTGAGATACTACGCCATTATGACTCAGGTGACAACCGCTCAGGGTGATATGGCGAGAACGCTGGAAGCTCCTGCAAACCAGCTTCGTATCTTGCAGGCACAGCTTACACAGGCCGCACGAGCTATCGGTAACATCTTCATTCCCGCACTGAACGCAATTCTTCCCTATGCAATCGCTGTTGTTCAGGTCATTCGAGAAATCGCCAATGCCCTTGCCAACCTTGCGGGTTTCAAGTTGACGGAGGTGGACTATTCAGGAGTGAATAGCGCTGCTGTCGGCGCTGGGTCTTTGGCTGATAATCTCGATGACGCTGCCGGTGCTGCTAAGAAGTTGAAGCAGTACACCGCAGGCTTTGACGAGCTGAATGTCTTTGCTCCCAACACGGGAAGCGGTTCCGGGGCGGGTGCTGGTGGCGCAGGCGGATTTGATTTCGATTTGCCCACCTACGATTTCCTTGGTGACGCTGTGCAGACCCGCATTGGTGAAATCAAGAAGATGATTGAGGACACTCTCGCAGAGATCACTACGATTGTTTCCGGCTTTATGCTGGCGGTAGGTGCAATTCTGGTCGTAACCGGCGTGAATATTCCGCTGGGTGTCGGCCTGATGGCGGCGGGTGCGGTCGGCCTTGCGGCTACCGTTGGACTGAATTGGACTGCTATGAGTAGCGAACTGGCAAGTACGCTGGCTCTCATTACAGGTGTTGTCGGCGGCTTCCTGCTGGCTCTTGGCGCAATTATGGCGTTCTCCGGGGCGAACCTTCCTCTTGGTATCGCTTTGATGGCCTTGGGCGGGGCAAGCCTTGTATCTGCCGCTGTTATCAACTGGCATAACAGCGACCGGCATCTCACTGACGCTTTGACCACCTTAACGGGAGTTCTGGCGGG